AATTGTCTTTGGTTTGGAAGAACGATGATGCTGATCCGAAGCTCGATATTAGTGTGAAAGTTACATACGATCCTGATGCAGATTTCAAATATTTCACCACGAGTTCTTCCAGACATGATGGAACAATGTTGTTTGTATATGAAAACATCGAGGCTTGTCTGAAGAAAATCTTGTCTTTGCAGACTTATGATGCAAGTGTTGGTATGCCAAAGAATGCAAACAACTGCAACTATTTCTATACCATTGGTGACATTGTAGTGGTGGATGAATATGGAAGGCGATTTGCAACAGATGAAAAGCCTTGGATGCAGCAGAGAACAACCGTAATGATCCCGATTGTATTCCGTTACGAAGAAAAGTGAGGCTGTTATGAAAATCTATTATGCACACCATATTTGGAAGTATGGAACTCCCATTGAAACTTTTGAAATGTCTGTGATTAAGAATGGATTTGACTTTGAGGATGGGTTTGAAATCGTTAATCCGAAAGATGCTCTGCCGCAGAACATTCCTGAAAGTGAGATCATGAAACAGGCATTTGCCATGATTGACCAGTGCGATGCAGTAGTGTTCTCAACTGTTTCTGGTGTGATTGGTCATGGCGTATTCGATGAAGTCATGTATGCCCTAAACAAAGGAATCCAAGTTTTTTGTTTAATGGGCGATGACTGTTATCTGGTAGAGGACAAAGATATTTTTAAAGATGTAATTTTCCAAGGTGATAACCGAGTTTATGCTTTGGTACATACGCCTCTGGAATATGAAGATCAAGAGGAATAATGAATGAAAGTATTGTCTATTTGCGGAGGTTTGGAAACCGGATACCTTGCTTTACAGGAACTTGGGATTCCAGTTGAAGAATATCATACATATGAGATTTTTGCTCCCGCTATTGAATTAAGTAAAAAGCATTTTCCGAACATCGTTCATCATGGAGATGTAATTGGAGCAGATTTCTCACAGTTCAAAGGTTTTGATTTGGTTATGGCTGGCACTTGCTGCCAGAGCCTATCAGTTGTTCGGCAAGAAAATAAAGATGTATGTTCTGGTCTGAAAGGAAAATCTGCAATCTTCTATGAATTTGCACGAGCGATTGAGGAAATCAAGCCGAAATGGTATTTGTTAGAGAATGTCATTCCTAAGCAGAAGGCAGATGAAAATATCATCACTGCTAAACTTGGGGGGGCAATCCTTTAATGATTAACTCTGCTGATTTCTCAGCACAAGAGAGAAAGCGTTTGTATTGGACGAATATTCCAATCGCAGAGTTGCCAAATCATAATACATTGGTTTTGCGTGATATTATGGTAGATCATGTTCCTGCAAAGGATTATTATGATAAGCCTTTTACCTATCACGGTGATGATAAGCGAGTGATCGCAACATTACAGGTAAATACACATGATTTACTCAAGCGTGTGTATAATCCTGATTTCAAATGTGCCACATTGACCTGTGTAAATGGTGGCTATCAGGAAAAGAAAGTTTGGGATAATGGTCGTATTCGTAAGCTGACACCAGTTGAATATGAGCGTTTGCAAACTCTGCCAGATGGTTTTACCGAAGGATACAGTGACAATGTACGCCGTTCTCTTTGTGGTAACGGCTGGACAAAAGAGGTTATAAAGCATATTTTTAAAGGCTTAATAACAATAAATACAAGTAAAGGAGTATAGCGAAATGTCAAGCGAAAATCAGACCAAGAATGTTGAAATTGGAAACACACCAAATGAAAACACTGCTGCTGAAAAGCCCAAGTCTGAATGGGAGCAGATGCTTGAAACTATGATGCGCCGAGCATATCTGAATGGTTTGTCTACTGGCATGAAAACCATGTGCGGTTCCATTCTGAGCAAGATGAATGAGTTCCAGAGCCAGAGAATGAATCCTCAGATGCAGCTTATGCAGTTGCGTAAGTGGTGCAATCAGTGTTTGGCAAAGGTGAATGAGCCTCCAAAGGCAGAGGCAGCAACAGAAACAGAGAACAAGGTTGAAAATCAAGAAGGAGAGAACAGCTAATGAGAAAGGCACGAGTTCAGAACATTTTGACTGAAAAGGAAACTCAGTTGAATTCCTTGGTTCAGGAATCTACCGATGCAGTTTCTTTGATTACCAATACTATCAGTCGTTTGGAAACCGTCAATGAGCAGATTCATGAGAAAAGTGAGGAAATTAGTACATATCGTGCTGAACTGGATCGCATTCAGGGTTCTATGGATCAGCAGATTGCTCACAATGAAAAGATTATCGGCAAGTTTAAGAGTTTCTTGGAGGACTAATGGATAATAAGCGAGATTTCTTTGCGGAAGAATTATCCCTTATTCGTACCGAATACATCAAGAAATTTCTTGGATATTGTATCGACAATCTGCCTGATTATTTCTTCCGTGTAGCCGCTTCATCCAGCGGCAAATATCATCCTGAATACGCTCTTGGCAATGGCGGTTTATTGCGTCATACCAAAGCTGCATTCTGGATCGCAAATGAATTGTTTAATCTTGAGATGTTCCAGTTTTCCGAAGAGGAACGAGATTTGATGCTGACTGCCCTTATCCTTCATGATGGACAGAAGCAGGGTAAGCGAGAGGGTAATACAGTCTTTGATCATCCTCTGCTGGCAGCAGATTTCGTAAAGCAGTGTCATATTGAAACTGGTCTGTTGAATGACGAGCAGATGAAATTCTTATATGACTGCATTGCTACTCACATGGGACAGTGGAATACCGCACGATATTCTAAGGTTGAGCTGCCTAAGCCCAAGAACAAATATCAGAAGTTTGTGCATCTCTGTGATTATCTTGCAAGTAGAAAGTTTCTTGAAATGAATTTTGACAAAGTTTAAGGAGATTTGTGTATATGAGTTATCAGTCCAGATTTAGTTTTTGTGGAACCCCTGTAATTCCTAAGCAGAAGGCAGATACTAAGCGTCCTTTCTGCAAGGAAATTTCTAAGAAAGATGAAAAGACCAAGGAAACCAAGAAGATGCTGTCTATGACTTTCGGCATCAAGGAAACCGACATGAATATGGCTTTTGTCGAGGCTTTTGACAGCCAGCAAAAGGTCATTAAGACAATGGATGTTGACAATGAAAAGATGGATGTAGATTGGGATGACCGTTTTGACGAGGACATTATCGAAAAGGTTGCCAACTACCGTAAGTACATTGTTGATCTTGGTGATGAACACGGCGGCAGACAGGAGTTTATTACCGCCTACGATATGATTGAGCATCTGCGTGAGCATCTGCCCAATTATGATGGTCGTGTTGTTGTTACTGGTCAGTTTACTCGTGACTGGTATGCAAAGAAAAAGACTTATTTCAGTAAGTTCCGCATTCAGAATGTGTTCGCTGCCCCTGAAGAGAGAAAGAATCGTCTGCTTCTGACTATGGATTTGTTCTACAACAAGAGCAGTCTTGATGACAGTGATTTTGACGAGAACAAGAAGATGACCTTGGATTGCTACATTGAGCAGTATATCAATAAGGACGAGGGCAGAAAGTATGTTCCCATTCAGGTTGTGTTCTCTGGTGCAAAGTATGATCTTGAGAACGAAAAGCACAAGAAGCTGTTCGATTACAAGATGAAGTACATCAAGGTCAAGAACAAAAATATGGTACATATTCCTTGGGAGATTGTGCTGCTCCGTGGTGCTGAAGAAGCAGAGTTTGACGAGTCTATGCTGACCGATTCTCAGCGTGAACAGGTCGAACTTGGTATTAAGTCTGTTGATGATTTCCGTCCCAAGGGCAATATCTACGGTGATCGCATTGACGAGTTCCGTCTGTTTGAGCCTAAGCTGGAAGGTGATTATGCTGATGGTGTTCTGGAATGTGATGATACCGCAGACGAGTTCGAGGAAAAGATTTTTGTTCCTGCCGCAGATGAAACAATGGAGGAAGCTAAGAAGAATTCCAAGTCTGCAAAGTCTAAGTCCAAGAAGGACGAGGATGACGATGACGAGCCTCCCTTTGATAAGGACGAGGACAAGGACGATGTAGACGAAGAGGATTTGTTCTAAGGAGGTAGTACATAATGGCAAGAAAATTTGGTGAAAAGCGTGAGATTTGTATTGATCCTCTCGCTTATAACATTGGTCTGATTGGCGAGAGCGGTATCGGTAAGTCCACCGTCATCAAGGAAGTCTGTGAAAAGCTGGTTGGCGATGATGGCTATATCGCTCTGGATATTGGTAAGGAAGATGGTCATGACGCTATCAATGGTATCGTGTCCGCTAAGATTCCTGATTGGGCAACTTTCAAGGAATTCTGCGATGATGTTATTGAAAATAAGCTGACTGACTATAAGGATTTGCGTGTTGTCATTCTGGATACTTTTGACCAGTTGCTTGAGATCACTGAGCCTGAAGTCATTCGTATGCACAATCGAGCAAATCCCGATAAGCCTAAGATCACTTCCATTAAGGCAGCTTTTGGCGGCTTTATGGCTGGTGAGGATAAGGCAATTCAGCTTGTTCTTGAT